AAAACCGCCAGGACTGTGTCAAGTATCGCCTCTCTTAATGAGATTAGTTTTCTACTATTTGTGATCATTATATACCAGAAGGGGGTTGGATGTCAATAGTTTATTCCATAACATTGGTGAAAATATGATGAAGTAATTTTGCATACTCATGGTGCGTTCCTTCACACGGATGACCCTGCGGTTTGAGATAAAATCCTTCGGTTTCGGTTGCAAGGTTTCTCATATCAATCCATTCACCAAGACCGATCCTGCTTGTTTTTCTTAGAATTGAAATCATGCTTGAGATTTTCTCATTATACTCACGCCATTCAGGTGATGTGTTGGACAAACACAAAGATAAGTTATATAATAGTCTGACATGGAATGCCCCTTGGATTAGCTTGATTCCCATCTCATCACACAATTTTTGCATGGCAATCATATAAGATAATTGTTGGATGATTGATGTGCGGACGGTATAAAACTCATTGTAATACTTTGTTATCGCACCCCAACAACTTTCATCGGTGTATATACTTCTTTCTTCAGAGAATTGTACCATACAGTAATCAGGGTTAATATGACCCCTAACATATTGATGTCGACCCGATCGACATGCTGTTTCCATTCTTTGCCATGCTGACCATAAGATAACCACATGAGTGGGAGTTGGCAAAGATTCGTCACTCAGTCTAACAATGACATCCCGAAAAATTTTGTCATTCCCATTTCCACACCTCGCAAGGTTCTCATAAGGCAATCCAAGTAACTTAGCCAACTTGTGAGTGAAAGTGTGTTTTTGGTGGGTGGGTGGATCATGGTCAAACCCTTCAAGTTCATCACCCCATACAAAACTACACCCATTGGTCAGTAACATATTACTCTCCGTTCTCTCGATCGTGAATATAGAGACACATCAATGCATAGTGAAGAACCTTCATCAAATCGTTTCGGTCATAACCATTTTTTGTTCCATATCGTTGCGCATATTTCATGATATTTCCGATACAGAACCCCATTCCATGACCACTATCAATGATAAACTCAGTGGCCTGAAACTTGTTAAGAGAGTAATGTTGATCATATGTCGAGTCAACATACTGTCGAAGTTGTTCGATCAACTCTTCTTCATTATATTTGTAATCAATCGTTTTCGATTTCATCGATCAACATATCCCTTAATTGTTGAGATTGCAAATCCCGAGGGTCATTCTTTCCATAACCAACAAACTTATATGCAAGGGTGACGCGTTCACAACCCGCATATGCGGAATGCCAACAATGGTTCTCGGGTTCATCTTCAGGACCAAAATAATAATGGCGACACTGCCATCCCTTTACGTCCGGAATGGTAATGATCTCATCATTCTCTTTGTCATAGTATTTGAAGTATCCATCCCCGGTCTTTGACCAAGTGAACAACACCTGATATGCGGATGCGTCATGATTAGTGTGCCATCCCACAAAACCGCCAGGCGGATAGTAAGATAACAAAGCAGAAGTGTGCGCACCAATCTCCGATGCAAAGTCATATTTGACCTTCTGCATATAGTCTGACCACTTTTGTTTATCCTGTCGGACCATATTAGCAATCGGTGATGCAAAATATCGATCGGGCGGACCAATAAGTTCTTTGAGTTTTAGACACTTGTCAAGATACTCTCGACTACAGTAGTACTCACCTTTGTCCATGTCTTCGGGTTCACGAAAGGTAAAATACTTTGGATCATCATACCCTTCGGTGTTAAACATGTCTTCAATGAAACCATCGAGGGTCTCTAATAAATCTTGATTTCGAATTACTACTTCTGTCATGTTGTTACAATCCCGCTGGTCGCTTCGCGCCATGCTTTTTCGAACTCTTCGTTTGTCGGCGTACAATAAACATAGTTTCGGAACAACACCTCCGAAACATCGGTCTGTCCTGTCATACAGACGCCTTTCGCAAATCCAACGCCTTCGTTCGCCGCAATCAACATTCTGGGGTCAGATAAAACCACACCCTTTTCATCAAACTTTTTTAGTTTCCCGACATATTCGCCTGATGTTGCAACTACAGATACTACATCATTCTTTTTCATTTCCATTGTCATCTTCCTTTTTATAAAAATATGGGATACCTTCTTCGGTCTGACTCCAGATGATGGTATCACCAACCTTCAGGTCTAGTTTCTCTAGAACCTCATCACTGAACTCAATAGCGAGTTCACCATCTGAATCTTCTACCACTGGACATGTATAAACCTTATCACTCATTACTTATCCTTGTCTAACGCANTTACTACCGANGGAAAATGTTGTTCNACAATATCCCAACACTTTCTCGCAACTTCCATATGTTCCTTCTGAGTACCATTACCCATCCGCAACTCACAATAGTGAATCCAACTTCTAAGCGATCCACTCATATATAGNGTGGTCTCAATNAGACCTTCNGGTANNACNGCACGAGCCTGTTCTTTTGCAATTCCATTATCTACTGCATACTTGTAAACCGCACCACAAAATTTATTGACATTGGTCTGATGTTCTTCCCAAAAGTTTTTTAGGTCAAAACCATTTTCATCTTTCATTCCTTCGGGTAAAGAAAGACTGTTCTGTCGATTCTTTTTATCTTGTAGTCGCGCTTCTCTTGTTACGAAATTCAGTTCATCTACGGGGTCCGCATACCGTTGGGAGAACTCTTGAAAAGCAAACGAACGATGTCGAATAATCTGTCGAGAGATATCGCGAGTGGTCTTGATTTCCATCGTCATGTGAACCATTTCAAACGGACTCCAGTGGGCATGCCTCGCAAGGTATCCCAACAACTTTGGTGCAGTCTCTTTGTTTTGTTGGTTGGAAGGATTACTTACCCGAGCCGCATATGCAACCAACTCTTCTGCGGTGTGACATCCAGTGATGGCGCTCGGTTTACTCAATGCAATTAGATTTACATTACTCATCTTCGATATCCTCTTTTAATAGGTCATTCTCTCTTAGGAATGACAGGGTGAGTTCAACACCCCTTCTCTTTCCATAATCCATTCCTAACATGTAGGTTGCGCCTGACACTCCCAGCGCCCATAACGTGTGTTCTAGTGTGCTCATATTTTGAAGTCCAAAAACTTTTCACTGTTTATTTTTTCACCCGAAGATGAATTATCAAATGCCGGGCCCGTATCTTCTTCTACTTCAGATGTCTGTTCACAATCATACAGTCTCATCTTCGAACGATCAACTCCAACAACAAACCGTTCATATGTAGTAGGATCATTATACCTGTTCTTCAACTGTTTGACAAGCATTTTGTTTTGACTCGCAAGTTCAGAATTACTGATCAATGCGAACATGAAATCTGCGGTCGCGGGTAGACCGAATGACTCCGAAGTATCTTCGAGTCCGACATCATCATTTGAGTAACCCGAACGAGTAGTCTGAGTTGCACTCACGATGGGGACATCAAACTCAACCGCAAGTCCGCGAATCTCTTCTGCGATCGACTTGATATAACTGTAAGAGTTGATCGCACCACCCATTCCTTTCATTCGTGCGGACGCACAGATGTTGAGATAGTCAATGAATATAATATCTGGTATAAAGTTCTTCTTCAGTTTCAACTCATTCAACAATGCACGAAAGTGACTGGTGTTCGCCTGACCTGTTGGGTATTCTTTGATAATCAACTTACCCTGAGTCTTTTTGGCGAGGTCTGAGACCCTATCATGAAACATATCCTTGGATAGGTTCTCTAGTTGGTCAATCGGAATGTTCAATAGGTTCGCATCAATTCTCTCTGCGATTCTTTCTTCTGCCATCTCCATGGTAATGTAAAGAACATTCTTACCCTGAGATAATGCGGCGCCACCCATGTGACACATGAACAAACTTTTCCCAACGCCGGTTCCAGCTAAAGCAATGTTCAGGGTCTTGTTAGGCAACCCGTCTTTGGTTACGCGATTAAAGTAATCAAGGTCAAACGGAATTCGTTCTTCCTTCTCATGATAAAAGTCAAACCGCGCATCAATATTCTCAAGGTAATCATGACCGATGTTGGTATCAAATGTGACCGCAAGTGCCTTACTCAGAACCTCGGGAATCGCATTCTTAGACAGACTCTTGTGTTTACCATCAATAATAGAGATTGACTCCATCACCGCGTTGTAGACCGCACGATCCTGACACCACTTCTCGGTTCGATCAACTAACCAATCTAGGTTTTCTTTTTCTCCCGGGATGAAAAGATTCGGAAGAATTTCCATTGCATGTCGATATTGTTCATCAGACATTCTGTCTGCATTATCGATCTCGATCTTGAACGCTTCGAGTGATGGTAGTTTGTTATACTTTGCAATGAACTTAGTAAATTCACGAAAAAGGCTGCGATATACTCCATCAAAATAATCTGGTGAAATAAACGCAGCCACCTTTCGTGCATACTCATCATTGGTAATCAGATTTTTCAGTATTGTTTGTTCAAGATTGATATCCACTATTCCCTCTCATGAGTCACCAACCAACCTTCAGCGTGCGCTTTCTCTAGAATGTCTTCCAGAATATCAGCAGCATGTTCCTGAAGGTCTACATTATCAGAAGTCAAATTTTCATCAGGAGAGTATGTTACCATAAAATTAAAGGTCAGGCAATCTCTTGTTCCATCAAACGCGACATTTCCGTAACGAATGGTAGTCTCGACAAACTCACCCTTCAAGATTCTAATCTCCCATGCTTGTTCGTTAGGAGAGTCTTCTACAGGAATAAGTTTATAGTCAACACCCTCAGATACTTTATTTACATCAATTTTCTTCGACATCTTCTACAATCTCATTGGGGTCAACTTGTTCAGGTAATCCAATCTTATATTGTTTTTCAATAAAATCTTCGAAGTCGGTGAACTCAAAGATGGGGGTCCAAAACTCTTCTTGTAATGTGTCTGCGAGTCTAACCTTGGGGTCCATGATTTCACCAGTGTCTCGATCAACCCTCGCATACCAACCATTGCTTGGTTTGGTGACATAACCACCCGCAAGTGCGACATCAAGGAGTCCTGACCATTTCTGGACTCCGCCTTCCCAAGAAACTGAGATAGGAATTCGAGACTTTTCTTTGACATACCGAGACTTCTCGACATTGATGATAAAGTGATAACCCTGAATCTCTGTACCTTTTTTGTCTTGTTGACGGCCAAGAATCCAGATGTTATCTGCACTGTAGTAGATGCCAGTGCCACCACCCACAACATCTTTGGGGAACAACCCGATTTCTTTATAGGTGTGGTTGACCGCAAGTAAAGGAATATTCTTCATATTCAAGTATGGTGTGATCATTCGGAACAGGCCTTTAAGTGCCTTCGCACGAGACATGTCTGCAACAGACTTCTCGTTGATCGCGTCTTCAAGTTCTTTCTTTGATGCAAGGTTACCGATAGAATCAATCACAACGATCACATCATCGTCTCGACCAAGTTCTTCTAACTGCGCAATGATATCAAACTTGAGTTCTTCGACATTCGCAATCGGAGTATGCAACACGCGACTGGTGTCAATACCGAATTGTTCAAAGTAAGACTGGGGAGAACCAAACTCACTATCATAAAATAACAGAACCGCATCTTCCTTTTCGCGAAGGTATGCGCCTGCCATCAACAAGGCGAATGATGTCTTGAAATGTTTAGACGGACCAGCAAGTACCGTCAGTCCGGGTGTGACACCACCCTTGGTAGAACCCGAGAGTGCCACATTCACCATGGGCACATCGGTCTGAACCATATCTTTTTCTGTGAAGAACTTACTGTCCGCCAGTACTTCCGTTGTCTTGACTTTCGAGTTCTTCTTCAGTTTGTCCATTACGCTCATTATTTTCTCCATTAGATGTAGTTTTTCGATAACGTTCATTGATCTCTGCAACTTTTTCTAGAAGATCAAATGAAATTTTGTTTCCGTGTCTATCCTTACCTTCCGAGAATTTTAAGAACGCATCTAAATCTCGGGGGAGTTTTTCTCCGCCATAACCACGTTCTCGATCATATCCCGGAACACGAGTGTGTCCAATACCGACTCGTGGATCCTTTCCTACTGCATTTACAACCATATTATAACTACAGAAATAAGAGTTGACAAGATCATAAAGTTGATTAAAGAACGTGACTTTAGTTGCAAGGAAGGAGTTTACTGCATATTTTACAAAGGATGCCTCGCAACCACTCATGCGATAATAGTCTCTAGCCCGACACAAACTAAACACCTCATAAATCTCAGCAAGTTCTGCGGTCGCTCGTTCGGTTCCGCCAAGAATTTGATGATCTGCATTTACAAATTGTTCTTCGGTGTCATGGGAAGTAAAGAATTGTGGATTATAGACAAACCGATCAACACCATCTTCGAACATAGAATTGTAAAGTCTATCTACAATATCGGGAGTGAGGGTAGACGTTACGACAGTAAGTGCTTCGGTGTGTTCGATAAGTTTTAAGACTGCATCTTCTACGAAAGACGCATCAACAAATCCTGTTTTCTCATTCACCTCGGTTTCGGTACAGATGAAGACACACATCGGATTGAAGTCCAATAGATCATCGACTGTATTGTCATGTTTTGGATCCACAACATGCAGATCAACGAGTGGGTGACTGAACGCATATTCAAATGCTTGTCCGATGTGATTGTGTCCAACAATTCCTACCCTTAAAGGATTGTCCGGTCCGATTGGTTTCTGTTTGTCCGCAGTGGTCGGACCTGCGTCTTGTGGTAAATATTTGTCAAAATCATCTGCCATTATAGTTCTCCGTACTTACTTGTGTAATCAACATACCATTCATAAAATCTCTTTACACCTTCATTTATACTTACCTTTGGTTTATATCCATACTGACCTAACTTGTCGATGTTACTCCATGTCTCGACAGTGTCAGCCGGGTGTTTTTCAACCATGTTGGTGATTGCTTTCTTTCCACAACAGGATTCGATTGCTGACACAAAGTCAACAAGGTCGACCTGTTCGCCTCTACCTATATTAAAGATTTCGTTGGATTCGATTTTACCTTCATCAAAGTTCTTCATGACAATCTCGATGCCATCCAGAATATCATCAATATAGGTGAAGTCTCTTTTCATCTTTCCATAATTATACAGATCGATCGGTTTGTTGTCAAGTACCGAACGAACAAATTGGAAGAGTGCCATGTCCGGTCTGCCCCACGGACCATAGACCGTAAAGAATCTAAGACCAACATTTTGTAAACCCGAAGACTTGAACTGACACTCATTCACAAACTTGGTATATGCATAAGGATTTAGTTGATGACCACGGATATCGTCTTCAACCCAACCAGTTGCAGGCATAGGTGTCCCACCATAAACCGAACTTGTTGATGCATAGATAATCTTCGTATCTTTTCCACTTTCTTTTACAATATCAATTAAAGACTGAGTACCATCAATATTATTAGAATGATATTCATTTTCGTTACCGAGTGAGTCCCGAACACCTGCATGTGCGGCCAAATGAATGATATAATCAAAATCAATATTGGACCTCATGATCGCTGACTTCAGAATTATTTTACTCCGAATATCACGATAGTAAAGTCCCATTCCGGTGGTTCTCCATCTATTTTCTTTTAGGTCATGATGATATAGATGGCTATTGAAATTGTCGATACCAAGAACTTCGTGACCCTGATTTATGAGTCTTTCACATAGTTGAGATCCAATAAACCCAGCACACCCGGTTACAAATATTTTTTTCTTATCCATTATCCATTCCTGTAAATATATTCTAGTGCTCGGTCTGCTTCGGTGGTCAT